CGAACCTACTGCCGTAGTATAAGATTCGGCAGGAACAAACTGTGAAGGCACATTCAGTTACCCGTCCAAGAACCAATTGGTGATAACCTTTACCGCTGCCTTCACCGGCACCGCGTATGTAATTTAGGAGAATAAATGAGCCGCAAATTTCTAGTCAATATTGACCTCAACAAGAACGAATTACAGAACGCGGTTATTCAGAACCTCGCTACTGCACCTTCTTCACCATACGCAGGACAGATTTATTTCAACACAACAAGCGACACTCTATTTTTCTACAACGGAACTACTTGGGTAGATTTTGTTCAAGCAACACAAATCCTTTACGACACATCTGCTAATCGCCCTGCTGCTAGTTCTGGCAACGCAGGAAATCTATTCTTCGCAACAGACACACATCTCCTTTACCTAAGCAATGGTTCTGCTTGGTCACAGATTTCTCAGTTTGGCAATGTATCTTCACAGACTTCATACGGCGACACATCAAGCAACGGAACAAGCAACGATTATGCTCGCGCTGACCATACTCACGGAACTCCGTCACTTGGCACATCCACACCACAGGCAGTAACTATTTCCGGCAGCGGTTCTGCTGGTTCTGCTGCTGTTCCATCGAAGGAAGACCACACACACGCAGGTCCAGGATTCGGTTCAGTAACAGCACAGACAAGCTTTTCTGCTGCTAGCGGTAATGGCTCTGCTACTACTGTTTCTCATAGCGACCACACACACGGAACACCTGCTCACGATAACGCAGCACATAGCGCAATCAATATCTCTGCACTTGCAGCGCCAGCAGCGAATGTTTCTTGGGCTACTTACAAAATTACTAACCTCTCTGACCCTTCAGCAGACCAAGACGCAGCAACAAAAGCTTATGTAGATAGCGTTGCGCAGGGTCTCAATATTCACGATTCTGTGAAAGCAGGAACTCCGGGAACAACTCTTGCTGCCATTACTGGTGGAACAGTTACCTACAACAACGGAACATCAGGCGTAGGCGCAACACTCACTCTACAAAACGCTCTTACAACTCTTGATGGATATTCTGTTGCATCAACAAATCGTCTCCTTATTAAGAACGAAGCAACAGCAGCGAACAATGGTATTTACACTATTGACGCAACATTAAAGATTTTGACTCGCGCAGCAGATTTCGATACACCAGCAGAAATCGGTGGCGGTGACTTCGTATTCGTAGAAAACGGCACAACACTCGACAATACAGGTTGGGTGTGTGTTGATAGGGCTACGACAATCGGTACGACGCCTATCGTATTTACTCAGTTCTCTGGTGCTGGCACTTACACAGCAGGTAATGGTCTTACTCTTTCCAATAACCAGTTCTCTGTAAACGCAGGAACAGGTATCACAACTTCAGGCGGAACTACTGCGATTGACACAACTGTCGTCGCTCGTAAGTACGCAGCATCAGTCGGAGACGGCTCATCTACTTCTTACACAGTAACTCACAACCTCGGCACACGCGATGTTCAAGTAACTGTCTATGACAACACAACACCATACGCAGAAGTAGTAGCGGATGTGCAGCATTCGACAACTTCTACAGTTACGGTATTGTTCTCAGTAGCGCCTACAAGTAACCAATACCGCGTAGTCGTTCAGGGCTAGGAGGCATAAATGGGTCTAAGAGACAGACTCGTTCGCGTTCTTACTGGCGATGTGGAGAAGGCTCCTAATCTGCCAGCAGGTGCAACAACGCTAACTGAAACACAGATGACTCTGGGTTCTATCGGACAGAACTACGGAACGAATGTTCCTTTGCCTCGCAATCCTTGGGAAGCGATGGTGCCATTCGGTCCAGCAATCCCGATGACTCCGGGAGCAATCAACCCTCTTGACCCAATTACTGGACGACCAGCACCACGCCGTTATGAATATCAAGTTGCACAGAACATCAACATTACTGCGACACGCGTTGTGCCTTTCGAAGTATTACGCGCAACAGCAGACCAAGTAGATGTTATTCGTCGCTGCATTGAAACAATCAAAGGCAAAGTTATTTCTCTCGACTGGGATATTGTCCTCGGTCAAGACGCAGCAGAAAAGATTACTAACGAAGCTGGTGTAGACCGAGTACGCGCTCTCGCATCTGCGCGTGAAAACTTAGACGATGAGATTAACCGCGCTCGTACATTCTGGGAAAACCCAGACCGCAGCAACGGATTAACTTTCGCAGACTGGCTTAACATCGCACTTGAAGAGATTCTTGTTATTGACGCATGGGCAGTTTGGCCACAGCACACAGTAGGCGGCGACCTTTACGGATTACAGATTCTCGATGGTTCAACTATCAAGCCACTTCTCGATGACCGAGGAATGCGCCCAATGGCACCAGCACCTGCGTATCAACAGATTCTTTACGGATTTCCTCGCTCGGAATTCTCTGCTAACAGCGACGACCCACAGGCAGACGGAGAGTTCTCTTCTGACGACCTCGCCTATCTCGTCCGTAACCGCCGCTCAATCAGCGTATACGGGTTTTCACCAGTAGAGCGAGCACTTCCCCTAGCCGACATTTATCTACGCCGTCAGCAATGGATTAGAGCCGAATACACCGATGGCGTTTTGCCAGATATGCTTTTTACAACAGACGCGACATGGGGAACTAACCCAGATTTGATTCGTGCTTACGAAAATATCTTCAACGACGACTTAGCAGGACAGACACAGCAGCGTGTTCGCGCTCGTCTATTGCCAGCAGGTATCACACCGATTATGCCGGAAGGCTATGGTGAAAAGTTCAAAGACACTCTCGACGATTTCCTCATCTCATCTATCTGTGGACACTTCGGCGTTCAGCCAACAGAGATTGGTTACACACCAAAGTCAGGACTCGGCGGAGCAGGATTCGAACAGGGCAAAGCAGATAGCGCACAGTTTATTGGCGTAGAACCGCTTGTAAACTGGATGAATAAGATGATTACTAATCTCTCTTACGCTTACCTCGGTATGCCACGCGAACTTGAATTCAAGCTTATGCCTAGCCGCAAAGACGACAATATTGAGAACGCGCAGAAGACAGATGTGGAACTCAAGGGTTTCCGCAAGTCTGTTAATGAGGTTCGCTCTGAAGACGGATTGCCTCTTATCGATTCTCCTGAAGCAGATATGCCAATGCTCGTATCAGGCAACAGCATCTATCTATTTTCACCAGATGGAATTATCACAGCAGCCTCATCAGAAGCTTCTCTCACAGGCACAGAAGTCTCATACGACGCTGATGGCAACCCTATCGAGCAGCCAGCAGTAGAGACACCACCTACCCAATCAACAGCAGCAGAAGTCAAGCAAGATGAGATGGGTAACGGCATTCGTTCAGAAGTAAAGCGATTCTTAAAGTGGGCTAATAAAGGCGCAGTAACTCGTCAGTTCGAGTTTAAGTTAATTGACCCAATCGTAGGCGACGCTCTTAATCGTTGTGCTTACGACGGGGATATGGATACGGCGCGTTCGCTTGCGAAAGCCTATCTAGAGTGAAGTGGCGCGCTCACGAAGTAGATGGGCGCTTGGCTGCTCTTAATGCAGTTAAGATTCGGGCAGCGTTACGACAGACAGTAGATGCAGATGCGCTTTACCAAGCTTATTTAGACACGCACCCTGTCGCTAGCAAGAACAGAACTCTTGACCGCACGAAGGCTCGCTCATGGGCAATCATGCATGTGAGGTTTGATAACGAAGCGTTATACAAGGTGCTTCGCCGTATGTGGGCAGAAACTTATTTGCTCGGCTCTGATTCTGCTAAACACGCCGCAGAACAGATTATGCCGAAAGCAGTAACACCAGATTGGTCTAACTGGAAGCCGGGAAACCGCGTAGCCGAACTATTACTTCGACCTAAAGGTGCGCTGAAAGATATTCTTGACGAGGCTCAAGTTACTATCAAAGGCATAGACAAAACAGGATACGACAGAATCGGCACAGCATTAGCAGACTCTTTCTCTCTCGGTCTTAGCCCAAGCAAAAGCGCCAAGCTTATCTACGACATAATCGCTGACCCTGCTCGATGCCTCACTATCGCTATTACCGAAGGCAGCCGCGCTATGAACCTCGGCGCAATAGATACTTATCAGCAGATAGGACTCGACCAAGTTGAATGGTCTGCTGCTGACCCATGCGAAATCTGCGCAGAGAACGACGGGCAAATAGTCGGCGTAGGACAAGCTTTTAACTCTGGTGATACTGAGCCACCAGCACACCCAAACTGTCGTTGCGCACTACGGCCGGTAATCCCCGATTACGAAAACGACCAGATGTACGCAGATATCCTTACGCTGGATAATTAACCTGATAAAGTATGCACACCGATTGAGG